CCCAGCACGGCCAGGCCGAACAAGTCGTCCAGGCCTCCGCCGTCGATGCCGATCACCACGGCCTCAGAGCGGTCGAGCAGGGCACCAAGAGTCAGGTCCCTATCTGCTCCACGCTCCCAGAACTCGGCGCCGGCCCAGCGGTCAGTCCGCAGGCCCAAGCCGATCTCGATGTTGAGGTGCTTGGCGGCGAAGCCCCGGAGTGAAGAGTCGCCGGCGTTCTTGGCCTTGCTGAACTCCTCGACGAGCCACTCCTGATCTACCGAGAGACCGAGGTTCGGGTTCGTGATGTAGAAGTTCTCAGGCTTGAGATGCCCGCCCTGATCGACGATCGCCTTGGGGACCTCATACAGGACGCCAAGGGCGCGGGGGTTGATGACCTTGCCATCCCGAACGTCGCGAAAGTAGTCCAGCTTCTGTTTGAAGACGCCGGCCGGGACCTCGTCCGACTGCGTGGTCAGGAAGATCGTGAAGCCCTCAGGCCGAGAGACCTGGCCGCCGGTGGCCTCGCGGAGCATGTTCTCGGCTCCGCCCTGCTTGCCGAAGAGCCAAAGCTCATCGACCAGAACGCAGCCGGCTTTCTTGCCCGAAACCGTGTTGTTGTCGGCCGCAACGACCTTGAGGGTCGCGCCAGTCTGCGTGTGGGTGATGGTTCGCAGGTGCGCCTGCACCTTGAGGAGGCTGCTCAGCTCCTCGTCAGCCGCCACCATGTCGGCGGCCGGAGCGAACGAGTTCTGCGCCACTTCGATGGTGGGGGCGAGGATCAGGTGCTCAGACGAGTTCCGCCAGTTGCGAATGAGAGCCGTAAGCATGATGGCTGCGGCGATCGTCGATTTGCTGTTCTTCTTGCTCACCAGCAGGAGAAATTCTCGGATGAGCCTTTTGCCGGTCTGGGCGTCGTAGGCTCCAAGCCCAGCGGCTGCGAAATCCTGAACCCACGGGAGGCAGGCCTCCCCGATGGTCGGGCTGCCGGGGATGTCGACGATGCGCAGGCTCTTGAACTGCCGGAGGGCCGAAGCCGCCTCATCTGGGAAGAGAGGCTCAAACGGGATGAGAGACTGCCCGCTCACGATCCGGTCTGCCCAATCGGGACAGGCCGTCGTCCACTTCGGCGTCATAGGGGAACCTCCAAGCAGAGGAGACCCCGTGCCTGAAAGCGGGGATTACGAGGAAAGCCGAGGTGGAGGCGGGGCGGCGAACCGGCCCGAAGCCGCAGCTCGAGCCGCATCGGCCTGCTCTTCCTTCTTGCCCTTCTTCCCTTCGTTGGCGCGGGGGTGGCAGAAGGGTGCGGCTGCGATGGCAAGCCGATCGCGGCGCTCTGGCTGAGCAGTCGGGTCGTTCATAACCCGCAGCATGTAATCGAGAGGCGTGAGGTTCTCCGGATCGGCCGGGGGCTGCTGCGCCTGCACTTCGATGGGCTCGGGCTGCTTGGCCTTCGCCACGAGCGATCGGCGCGAGGTCGGGCTCTTGGGCCGCCCAGAACTCGCTCTGAAGCCGCCTTTTGCCATGAGAAACCTCTGCCGATTGATTTTGGACCGAAATCAGAGCCGGTGAGAAAATCTCTAAATGAGACCCTATGCGGTTGCTGCCCCTAAAGGCCGCCGACTTTCGAGCCCCCCGGCCTTCGCCGAGCTGCGCAGCGGACGCAAAAAACCCGCCGCGGCAAGCCGGGCGGGGCGCATCTCTTCGGATTAATGTTCTATAGCGTCGGCATGGTTCGCCGTCAACAAAGCGGGCTGCAGTCTAATGCACGGGCACGCGCGCGGGGCTGGGCGGGCCTGCCAAACTTTTTTCAGATTTCCGCAGAATGGCTGTTGACACACCGTAGCCATGTGGCTACAACTGAACCGTCAGAGAGGCAATGCGCTTCGCCCTAAAGAGGAACGAGACAAATGGCTAATCACAACACCGTCGCGCATCATTGGGCCAACCAAACGGGCCGAGCCTGTAAGGGCTTAAACATGTATTATGAGGGGCGTACGCTTTACAGCTACGGCTCACACTTCCCGATCGCACGCATCACGCAAGACGCGCACGGCGAGACGGTTGTTCTGTTCACGGGACGCAGCTACTCCATCTCGACAGCTAAGCATAAATCCATAGCGGCTCGGGCTTGCTCGCATCTGCCAACGTTCACGGTTGAACATGTGCTCGCGGCGGATCATCACGCGAACCGTGAAGGCATGATCTTTGCGGCTCAAGAGGCCGTGAAAAGAGCAAAGCGCGCGCGAGTACGGGGCGCAGAGCATTTACGGAGCGCGCAATGGTGGCTAGATGAGGCGAACGATTATGCCCGGCGCTTCGCTATGGATGTTGAGCCGGTTACGTTCGAAACGCTTGGAGTCGCTTTTGAGGCAATCGCAGCACGCATTGCGGCGGCTTGCCTAGCAGGCATCGAGTCAATCTGAGCGCCTGGTGCGACCCGAGGGGCTCCCGGCCCCTCCAGCCGCACCATGCGGGGCAAAGGAGTGATGCAGATGGCTACGTACGAATTCCAGAGCACGCTTTTCCGGACTGAGCGCGACATGCTGGACGCAATCGCTGGCGAATGGGTTTCCGCTGGCGGAGCGAATGATCGCGAAACCATGCTGGAGGCTCTCGCAGAGTTGACAGACGAACAACTCGCGGCCGAGTGCGTCAGCGCATGGGGGCTTGATCAACCCGCGTCCGAGGATGCTGCGGAGACATGGATGGAAAAGCGCGGCATTGACGAAGCCGATATCGGACTAGCTTTCGGCCGGCTGCGTCAGGACTTCGACGCGCACTTTCCAGCTGAGGAAAGCGAGGAAGCCGAGGAAGACCAGGACGCCTGATGCGACACGGTGCGGCTTACGAGCCGCGCAAGCCGCACCATGCGGGAGGCAGCACGCCTCATCCCAACTAAGGAGAACGCGACCATGACCACGCAGCCGCACGTTCGCGCCCTGCCGCTTTTCCTCGCCATTGAGGGCGGGGAGCAGGACATCCCGACGACATACGATGCATTTGTGCAGGACAACAGCTTCAGCGAAGCCGAAGCCGAAGAGATCGCCGCCGCCTTGCTGGAACACGGCAAGTTTCATGGTGGCGGCGGAGCGCAACCCTGCTTCACGCTGTTCGTCGACTAAGCCGCCCTAGGCACCATACGCTTACCCCATTCCATCCCCTTGAGGGTTGCCGCAATTCAGCGGCGGAGTTAACGACTATGACGCCAAAGCAAGCTTATGCGCTCGGCTATTCCGTGCTGCAGTCCGTCAACATTGGAGCGGGAGCAGCGGAGCGGCAACGCCCTTCTCTATGATCAGCAGCGGCGCGGCAGACCGCTCAAAGCTGGGAATGGACCATGGCGCGTCGGCGAACGATACCGCACGCGAAAAGAGGCGCTTGCGGACCTTGCTGAGCGCATCGCGCAAGGCATGATCTGAACCCTACGCTTACCCGCGCGCGGCTGGCGATCGCCTCCGCGCGCATCCGTGCCACTAGAGACAAAGGAGACCTATCACCATGATAGGCGCAGACCTAAAGGCCATCCGAAAGCGGCTCGGGCTTTCGACGATCCAATTTGCGCGCGCTCTGGGCTACCAGGGCGAAGACAACACTGTGTCCGTCACGGTGCGCCGCTATGAAAGCAATGCGCGCGAGATACCGCCATGGATCGCTCGCCTAGCCGAGATGTTCGACCGCTATGGAGTGCCGGATGATTTCTGGTGACGGCCAGCCGCCCTAGGGCACGGCTCAGGCAGCCCTACGCTTACCGGGCGACCGTACGATTACCTGCGCTCGTCCAGCCGTACGATTACCGCTCCAGCGCGACCGTACGATTACGCTTGCGTCTGACCCTACGATTACTCGCCAGGATGTGCACGCGATAGGTCGAGGGATCGGGCGCGCCCTTGGCAATCGCAATTGCCTCCCGAAGCCCTTCGGCGATGTCGTCGAAAATAGCCTTGCTCATGGCTTCCTGCCCTCGCCAGCCCTACGATTACCGCCCTACGCTTACACGCCCGGGGTAGCCGTACGATTACCGGCGCGCGGC